TTCATATTAAAGATAAGGCATTGGGTAAGAAGTACAGATGTACTCGTGCATGTGTAGAAGGTGCTTTCCCGAAGATTGATTGGGGTAATAGAGCATGAATGTTTTGTATGAAAATTGTGAGATAGAAAAAGTAGATACGAAACACTTACCTTATACTGCTTATGTCGTTGAGTATGAGGTAGAAGGTAAGATACTATATGATATTGCTGTTAGTGCTAAAACAGCAGATATTTTTGATCATTACTACGACAAATATAAGAAGGGGTTTAGGAATTTAACTCAATCGAAAGGAATTATAAATCCTAGATTGTGGAAATCTAATAAAGAGTCTCCTAAAGAGAAGGTAAAGAAGAAACCAGATCCACCAAAGAAGAGAGAAGGTCCAGATCAGCAGACACAAGGCTAAGATTTAATAAAACGGTATCATATGATACCATACTGGTTGCATAAATATTTAGTGTGTGCTATAATACACACATCGTTCAGCCCATTAGGGCCGCAAGTAAGTCGCGGAACGGAGCGTTCATCTTATGTTTAACTTGCTACTACCAGTTCTAATTGCTTCTACATCTACAGGACTCATGTCATGTGAGGACTATAATTGGTTGATGGGGGATTTAAAATTCCCTGATGTCAGTGAAAAGTTGAAGCAAGAAATAGTGGAAACACTTAAGGACGGAACTGATCCTGCATGTTTTAAATCATAGGACGCACACGACTAAAGGAACGGGGCCTCAAAATCCAACTACTTTAGGAGTAACAAAATGGCTACAATCACATACCGTGGCGTTAAGTATGATGCTGCCAGCTACAAAGCAAAAGTTCTTGCCGAGCAAGATGCTCGTCGTAATCATGAACTTATGTATCGTGGACACAAGGTAGCACGTAAGTTTGCATCGAAGCCATGAACTTGGTCTTGATGTCATAACTTATCTGATATTCAAAGGACTTGCTAGCAAGTCCTTTTTTTTATACATATGGAAAAGGTAAAATCAGATGGAAGATACTGCTGCTCTAAAAAAGGAGAGGTTAAAACTAATCGTTAGAAATTTGAAGCTCCTTATCGAATCACTGGAATCGGAAGTTTATTCTGATGTAGATGCTTACAAATCTTTTGATCTCGATACTTTATTTGAAAGTAAAATACCTTATCGAATTGGTGATGATGATGATGGATACACTGATTGACAAATGATTTTATTGATGTTATAATATGGGAAAGAAAAAGATTCGTGCCATTAAAAAGGCATTGCGAGATAGTGCTCGTGATCCAGGTCTCCTCTCCAAAGAAGAGACTCATGGATTGATGTCTGCTTTTTACAATGAGTTACTTACTCATTCATTACAAAAACAAGCTGTTAAAAGGAAAGGATTTGGACCTGAATCAGAACGTAAAACTAATATCGATTTCTCCGGACTCGGAGAAAACTATGGGTTATATAGCGAGGGTGAGCAACCCGAAGAACCAGGAGAATCCTAATGTAAAAGGACTACTTAAGTATTGTATTCAGCATGGTCATTGGTCTGTCTTTGAACAGGCACATATGACATTAGAAATCAATACTACACGTGGACTTGCTGCTCAGATTCTACGACATAGATCATTCACCTTCCAGGAATTTAGTCAGCGTTATGCTGATAGTAGTTTGTTGGATGATATTATACCTGTTCCTGAGTTACGTAGACAGGATACAAAGAATCGTCAGAACTCTACTGATGATTTGGATGTTAAACTTATGCATGACTATAGGAAAGGTATTGAAAAGCATTTTGAGAATGCGATGTGGTTGTATAAAGATATGTTAGACAATGGTGTTGCTAAGGAGTGTGCTAGATTTGTTCTGCCACTTGCTACACCAACCCGTATCTATATGACAGGTTCATGTCGTTCTTGGATCCACTATATAGATCTACGTTCTGGACATGGAACCCAGAAAGAACATATGGATATTGCTAATGCTTGCAAGCAAATATTCGTTGAACAATTTCCTATTGTATCGGAGGCTTTAGAATGGTAGATAAATTATCAGTTGATAGATATGGATTGTGTCAATTGGATGAGGAACAACTTAATACTATTGAGAAATTTATTAGTGAGTCTGAATTAACATGGATTGATGGTCTTGTTGCCGAGAGTTTCTCTGGTGAAATGGAAGAAAATCCCTCTGTAAGGGCATGCAAAACAACTTTCCTACCTTCTAATGATGAACTTGTTGAATTGTTTGGGAACCTTATTCAAGATTACAATCGTAATCATTCTGGTTGGAATTTTGACATAGAGTTTATAGAATCAATTCAGTTATCTCATTATTATGATGGTAATTTCTATGATTGGCATACGGATTCATCTCCTGAACCTGTAATAGAAAATGATGGTAAACCATATAATAGAAAGGTAAGTCTAACAGTTTGGTTAAATGATCCTGAAGAATATGAGGGTGGTGAATTTGATTTAGAAACGGGAGGGCCTAACTGTGATGGAGAAAGATTTGAGACATTTAAATTACCTAAAGGAACCATCATAACTTTTCCTTCTTATATGTGGCACAGAGTTAGACCTGTTACTTCTGGAGTAAGGAAATCATTAGTATTGTGGATTAAAGGACCACCTTTTAAGTAAGGAACTAAATAAATTTTATAATAATATTACAATTCATGCCGACTTATCCCCTGATACACAAAGAAACTGGAGAGAAACAAGAACTCTCTATGACAATGAAAGCATACGAACAGTGGTGCAAAGACAATCCTGATTGGCAGAAAGATTGGCAGGCAGGAGTTGGTGGTGCTGTTGATTCACAAGGCATCAATTGGAAGAATCAGATGAGTAAGACTCATCCAGAGTGGAATTCATATATGAAGGAAGCATCTAGAAAGATCCCTGGAAATACTATTGATTGGTAACTATGCCTAGAAAAAGAAGGACAACTACACCGGATATTAATGGAATGTCTCCTAAGCAATTGAAACGTAAGAAGCCTATTAATAATTCATTGTTTGTTCCTGTGACACCAATCACAGAGAACCAGAAGACAATGGTTGCTCAGTATGATTCTGGTAAGCATCTCTTTGCTTATGGTTGTGCTGGTACAGGTAAAACATTCTTGGCATTGTATCTTGCTTTACGTGATGTTCTTAATGAGGACACACCATATGATAAGGTATATATTGTCAGGTCATTGGTTGCTACTAGGGAGATTGGATTCTTACCTGGTACACATGAGGACAAGGCAGACATCTATCAGATACCATACAAAAATATGGTAAGATATATGTTTGAGATGCCAGATGATCCTAGCTTTGAGATGTTATATGAAAACCTTAAGAACCAAGACACTATTTCTTTTTGGTCCACATCATTTTTACGTGGCACAACTCTTGACAATGCTATTGTTATTGTCGATGAATGTCAGAACCTTCACTTCCATGAGCTTGATACTATCATGACTCGTGTTGGTCAGGACAGTAAGATTATATTCTGTGGTGATGCAGCACAATCTGATCTACAGAGGACTAGTGAGCGTACTGGTATCATTGATTTCCAGAGGATTCTTCAGAGCATGGATGAGTTTTCTCTTGTTGAGTTTGGGATCGAAGATATTGTTAGGTCTGGTATCATTAAGTCATATATTATTGCTAAAATGAATATAGGGGTTGAGTAAATGTCGGTAGCAGATTTTATATATTATGAGAGTGTGTTACCTAAAGAATCTTGCGATAGTCTTGTAAGATACTTCGATGATAATATAGAACTTGCTGTTCCTGGTCTGATGGGACATTATCATACACCTATTGGTAATTTAGAAATTAGATTAGAAGTTAAAGATCAATCTGATTACTATGGATTAGGAAAATTTATTAGTGAATGTGTTGTTAGTTATAGTAAAATATATCCTTTAGTTACTACTAATATGGGTCGTTGGACTGTAGTTAATGAATGTCAGTTTGCTAAATTTGAATCAGATAAGTATTATTCTCATATACATTGTGAGAATTCAATGCCTGTCCTTCCTATTGCTAATAGATGTTTTGCTTGGATGATTTATCTCAATACTATACAAGATGGTGGAGGGACAGAGTTTATTCATCAGAATTTTACTACTAATCCTATTGCAGGTGATATGTATATCTGGCCAGCAGGATGGACTCACATGCATAGAGGAGTTAATGCTCCCAATGAAGATAAGTATACTATAACTGGATGGTGTTATTATGTTTGAACGTGTTCCTAATATACAAGAGATAACTGATATCAAAACCGAGACGGTGGATGGTAAAAGATATTATGTGTCACCATCAGGTGAGAGATATCCTTCTATTACTACTGTTATCAGTAACAATTCCAAGAAGCAAGCAGGTCTTGCTAAGTGGAGAAATAGAGTTGGTAAAGATAAGGCGTCACAAATTACTAGACGTTCAACTACACGTGGTACAAAGTATCATAGTATAGTAGAAGATTATCTTAATAACAAATTAGACAGGGAGAAAGGTAAGGATCATCCCTTGTCCTGGTTGATGTTTGATACGTCAATTAAATCTTTAGATAATATAAATAATATATACCTCCAGGAAGCTGCACTTTATTCTGATGTCCTGCAAATTGCAGGTAGAGTAGATTGTATAGCAGAATATGAAGGAAAATTATCTGTTGTAGATTTTAAAACGTCAGCAAAACCTAAACCAGAATATCAATTGTATGATTACTATGTACAAGAGACAGCATATGCATGTTGTTTTAAGGAATTGTATGGATTGAATGCTGAACAATTGGTAACACTTATTTCGTGTGAGAATGGTGATGTTCAGGTAGTAATCAAACCTATCAAAAAAGAATACCTTATCAGGTTACAAGAATACCTTACCGAATATAGAGAAAAACATGCTAGAAAAATTGGAGGATAAATTTATGACCGCTGCGAAATTCTCGCAGGAAGTTGAACAGATTGCATTTGATAATTCTATGAACTATATTGATGCTATTGTACACTACTGTGAAACAAATGAAATTGAAGTAGAATCCGTACCTAAATTGATTTCAAAACCATTGAAAGAGAAGCTTAAATATGATGCACAGAAATTAAATTACATGAAGAAGACCAGTAGAGCAAAACTTATTTTGATTTAACATGAAAATATTATTAGCATCATTATTATTTCTCGTGCCAACGTCAGCATTAGCAGAGCAGATTGAATCCCAAGCAGGATATTCTGCTACTCGTAAATGTTTGAAGAGTGAATACCGAGAAGAATATGTACCAGGTACAGAAGATCAACCAGGATATGTAAAGTCTTGGAAGGATACTTATGAAGTAGAATGTGCTCGTGGATATGTTGGCACACCTCCATCATATAAGAGATCTGTTACAGTACATGAAGAGATTGATACTAATGATTGTAGTGGTGGTACATTGGTTGGTGGTTTATTAGGTGGTGGTTTAAGTGCAGCACTATCACGTGATGATGGTCGTTGGTGGGCTATTCCAATTGGTGTAGCGAGTGGTGCTATGGTTGGTTGTCAAATGGATGGTGGGTAAATGGGAGAATTCTTTAAGTCGGAAATGGTTAGGGGTGATCTGCAGCAGATCATGGATCTACAAGAGTTTTGTATGAGATCTATGGCAACATTTCCTGCTCTATCTCCTGATAAAAAGAAAATATACTTTATTCAATTGCGTAAATTACTTGAGAAGCAACAGATATTTCATGCACGTCTTAGCTTATCTGATGATCCTGAAGCAAAGGGTATGCTTGATAGTTTAAAAGCAGCAGCACAAATGTTTGGTGCTGATCCTAAAGATAATATGGAATCTATGTTTCAAGATTTGATCGAGAAGATAGATGCTATGGAAGCATTACTAGAGGCGGAAGGGGGTTGACTCGACCTTCTGCCTGTGTTATAATGTCACCATGACATTGAGTCGTACAAACCAAAGCAAAAAGTAAAATGACATTCGCAGATTTAAAGAGCAAGAGAAATAGTAATCTCCAGTTTCTTCAGAAGGAACTTGAGAAGTCCAGTGCCAAACAAGGTGCCGACGAGAGACTATGGAAGCCCGAACTTGACTCTACTGGTAACGGTTACGCAGTAATTCGTTTTTTACCAGCATCAGAAGGGGAGACAGTACCATGGGCAAAGTTGTATTCACATGCCTTTCAAGGTCCTGGTGGTTGGTTGATTGAGAACTGTCCTACCACTACTGGTGGTCAGTGTCCTATCTGTGCTTCTAATAATAAACTATGGAATAGTGGTGTAGATGCAGACAAAGAAACTGTTCGCCAACGTAAGCGTAAGCTTTCATACTACAGCAACATTTATGTAGTGAGTGATCCTAAGCACCCTGATAATGAGGGTAAGGTGTTCTTGTATAAGTTTGGCAAGAAGATTCATGATAAGATTCTGAGTGCTATGAACCCAGAATTTAAAGATGAGGTTGCTATCAATCCTTTTGATCTTTGGGAAGGTGCTAACTTTAAACTGAAGATCAAGACAGTTGCTGGTTTCTGGAACTATGATAGTTCTGAATTCACTGCACCTGCTGCTCTTTCATCTGACGATGATGAGATGGAGAAGATCTGGAAGCAAGCATATAGTTTAGAAGCATTCGTTGCTGATGATCAATTCAAGGCATATGATGCTCTTGAAGGACGTTTGAATACTGTTCTGGGCGCTGCTCCTGCTACTGTAGCAGTACAACGTGAGGAAGAGTATGATCCAGTTCCTGTCGCTGCTCGTGCTCCTGTGGGTGCTGCTACTGAGGATGATGATGCTCTTTCCTACTTCCAGCAGTTAGCAAATGACTGATAGAGTTGACCTTTGGGTCAACTACAAAGCAGTCCTTGATGAAGTGTTCCCTGAGTTTCAATTTGATTCTCGGTGGTGTGAGTGGAAGACTGATAAAGATCTAACACTAACAGCAGACATTTATAGTGGTGGACACTTCATCAAGTCAAGGAGAGTAGATATTTTTGATGATAAATCTGATATCTATAACAATGTAATCTATCCTAAGACAGGGAGTAACCTTCCCTGTTTCGGGATGGATCTCATGGGTTTCTTTGAGAAGAAAGTTATCATTGTATTTGACTTCCAACATCCGGTTGAAAAGTTTGTGTTCTCTGTTGATGGACTGCCTAAAGCAGAGAGAGACTACAGGTTCTTTGAGATGGGCAACCATTTCTCAGAGAATATATTTGTTAGGTACTGTACCTTTGATGAGGTTGATCAGTATCTACCAGAATTCAGACAATACATTGAGACCTATCGTAAGATGGTGGATCAAGCACAACCTACTGGAGAAGATTTTAGTTTTTATAAAGACTTTGATACATATATGAAAGCATTGGACCCTATACTTGGTTACCTACAAAGTAGGTTTGGTAAGGATGAGGCCAATCAAATGATGGATGAGTTCTTCTTTCCTTATGCCAATGAAAACATCAGGTGAGGTTATGGGACATCCACTATGGATGCTACCAGTTATGTTACTAGGTATGCTAGTAATGATTGAGGGTGTCCACACTATGGCACACTGGCACCAAGAGATGGATGTACATGGTTATTGTATGAGGAACAAAGAGTTCATTCAAAAATTAGAAAGTGGAGACGACTATTAGTAGGTCAAAAACCGAAAGTCAATTCTATAAAACTGGAAAAATTTTTCTCATAAAAAAATGATGAAAAAAGTCGCGAGGGTCATTACGACCCTCTTTTTTTATACCCCAGTTTTTTTCATGGTCTTGGTAATGTAGTCAGATGAATCTTTATATAAGTTCCAGTCTTTGAAATCATCTATGAATAAAGGTACGAATTGACCTTTTAATAACCATATTTCTCTTCTACTTTCATTCTTTTCCATTTCATATTCGTATCTAGTTATTGGTCTACATACTTCCGAACCAGGCATGGTGTATGTGTTAGTACCATCAAACCAATGGAATGGAGTGTTGTAGAAGGTTTCATCTACTGTAACACCTTCATCTAAAGCAAGTATCTCTACCGGAGTTCCTGATCCACTGTCTGGTTGCAGGAATTTTCCAGTTGATATTTTGTACGTTCTGTATTCAACTATTTCTGCATATGGATCATCATAAGAACTCTCACAGTATTGTCGGACTGCATTATCTGATTTTGGCCAATCAAATAAAGGATTGATAATATTATTAGTCATTAATAATATCCAATCGTAATGTGGATTAT